GCTTGCCGTCTGCGGGCGCGGCGACGAACTCCACGCCGGTGGTGGACTTAGTGATGCCGGCCGTGATCTGCGTGCCAGCGTTGAAGTCCCAGAGCGTGAAGGTCGTCGCGTAATTGGCAAGAGCGGGCTTGTCGGTGGGGAAGAGGAACGTGTCCTCCACGCCATCCGCCACCCAGGCCACGATGTTGAACCGGTCCCAGGTCATGTGGTCCCATGCGTGCATACTGAGCGCCCCGTCGTTCGCTTCACTCAGCGCCGGTCCCCATACATGCTTCCGGGACTTGGACAGCGAGAGAGTGATCGGCACGTCGATCGCATTTTCATCGAAGGATGGCATCTGCACGATGGCTCGGGCGCGCGGGATTATGTACGAGTGCCACTGGCTGACACCATCCAGGTCATGGAACGCCAGCTGGCTGATCAGGAACGTGCCGGCGATCTCCAACCCCTGTTTGTCGGTGCCGAATGGCATCCCGCGGCCGCCACCAATGACCCGGGTCTTGACCGCACTAAGCGCCGCAAACGTTACCTGGTCGATGTACGTGACGCGGAAGTCAGCGGACTTCGCTTCGATCGAGGGCAGGTAGATCGTGTCCTGTACCTGTCCCTGGGCAACATTCACAACGGACCGGGGCGTGCCGAGATTTAGAGAGAGTGATTTGGGTCCATTGAACTCGAGGCCCTCATAAGGATCGGCGGCCAGATAGTCCGGGTAGCCCGGATGATCAATGCCACCAGAGGTGTTGATCGGGAAGAAGACCGCGCGGTAGACGTCGGTGCCCCAGCCAATTCCAGAAGGATCTGTCATGTTGAATTCTCCTTTATTACTCAAACCGGACGCGCTGCGTGATCACAACGCTGAAGGTTTGGATGATGAAGTTCGGGCTGCCGCCCGGAATGTCCTGCTGCAGTCCGCCATTGGCGCTCAGCACAGTCCGACTGATATTCAGGTTGGCACCGTTGAGCACGGTTGGCTTCAACAGGTTGATCAACGCGCTGCGGACCGCCTTGAATTTGGGCAACGATTCCTTGCGCGTGGAGTAGCGCACATACAGGTCGAAGATCACGACCCAGTTGAAGAAGACTTCCCGGCCATTCGCGCGGGTCTGTGGGAAGGCGTCTGGTTGGAAGATCGCAAAGTAATCCGCGCCGCGGTTGACGACGCTGTCGTCATCCGAGACCTGGAAGTCACGCGGGAAGAACTCGGTTAGCGTCCGGATCTCGTTCATCAGGGCAGCTTCGCAGACGGAGTAGTGATCAGTCATCGGAACTTCTCCCCAACGACCTTCAGGCGGTTACTCACATCTGCAGGCACCTTGGCGAGCTCATCGAAGAGCACTGTCAGCAGGTGCGGCCAGCGCCCGCGATGGATCCGGGATTGCCAGCCAGAGGGGATGCCACCGATCGCACCGGCCGGGGATCGATTAGACAATCGCGCGCCAAACCGGCCGCGTTCCAGTTCCCAACCAAAGCGATAGCGGTTTGTGCGGCGGTAAGGTTGCCCCTTTTGTTTCCACATCACATAACGCCGCTGCCGTTCCGAGTCCCATTCGATCGGGTAGGTGACTGACTTGCCTTCCTCTGACATTCGTTCTTTGACGTTGGTTGCCAGTTGAACCAGGGTGTCCCGGCCCGCTTCGAGCAAGGCTTCGATGAACACGCGCATCTGGCGAAAGTCACGTTTCATCGCTTATCCCAGTCCCTGAAGCGATTGCCGAACGCGTCACGCTGGAAAATAGGTGATGTGAGGTTCCCGCGTTGGTCCATATCGCGAAAGCCGATCTCATCCACGTTGGAGGCTTCCCGATCGGCACCGTCCTGCTCGAGCCCGGGTGCATATTCCAAGACCCATCCATCCAGGTCATTGCGGATCGCGCGCCAGATCGAATACCCCTGCTGTGTGAAGCGCTCAGAGAGGAAGCGTCCTTTGCTGTTGGCGTACCCGCACAGATCAGCCACGAGTTGCTCGACGATCGACGCAGCCGCCAACTGACCGCGCGCAGTAGTGATCGGCACCACAAAGCCATACTTCTTCATGGCCGTGTTGAGGACGGCGCTGACCTGGTTGATCCAGTTGATCACCGACGTCAGGGATGGGTTGGTTGCATCCTCATAGGGAGGGTCTGCATCCAGGAAGGTGTCATCCGTGGTCCATGTGTGCGCGAGCGCCGCAACGCCTTCGACGGTCCCATAACTGTCGGTGGCAATTTCTGGGGTAGGCATCAGGTGCTCACCAGGAACCAGACATCGACATGGCTCCCCTCATTCGTTGCTTCGATTGCCACATTCACGTAGTCGAAGAGTGGGATCTTATCGTACAGATCGGAGATCGCGCCGCCGGAGCCGTTGTGGATGGCACCGCGGGGTTGGAACCAGCCATCCGTGTTAGCGTTGTCCAGGGTCAGGATCGTGCGGCTGGGCGGGGACCCGTTGGCGCCTTTGGTGGTGATGGTGACCTTGGTGGTGCCTGGCGGGTTGTCCGGATAGTCGGGGTTGTACTTCACGAACACAGCTTCCAGCAGCCCGGCCACGTGGGCAGCTGAGTCCTGGTTGCTGAGCGCTGAGCCAGAGGACCCCACAGCGTCCCCGGAGTTGAACGGACCGATCAGCTCGATCATGCTTACTCCTTGCGGGATCGCCGACCGCTGCGGCTGGTCCGTTGGGGCTTTTCTTTGACCATCTCCTCCCGCTCCTCGTCCGTCAGATCCTTGGCGGTCTCGCTGGCTGTGGAATCTTCGACCGTGTCATCAACAGGGGTGTCTGCAGCATCTGCCGTTACGGCCGTAACGGCTTCTTCCTCGAGGAGTGTGCGCGGCTCACTGGCCACAGTCTCGTCGGCGGTGCCCAGGGTGTCTGCCAGGTAGTCCTGGCTGGTGACCCGGATCTCTTCCTGGCTTTCTTTCTCGCGCACATCCAGAAGGGGATGGACCAGGGCAGCCGGCCCGAATCCCGCGGGCACGTCGCGCCACTCGTTGCGGATAAACTCGTGCCCGGAAAATGCAACCACGGGCCCCATCTGATAGGTGTCCTTGACCTTCGCTTCTAACGTTGGTTTGCTCATACGATCTCTCCTGATAAAAAGGGCGGGCGGCTTCCCGCTCGCCCTTATCGGATTCGCTTCACCGGGCTTAGGAGTTGCCCATGTAGGCCAGTCGCCAGTCCCCATAGAAATGGTTGTAGCGCGCGTAGAACTTGAAGTAGTAGCGGCCACCATCGGGAGCCTGAGGATCGAACCAGGCGCTCTGCAAATTGGGTTGCTCGCGCATGGCAATGATGATCGGCTTGGTATTCTCGCTGCCGGCCACCAGGATCCAGGCGGTCGAGTCCAACTGCGGCGCCACGATTGGTTTGATCACGCCTGCATAGGGATTGGCGTTCGTGATGGTCTCATTCCCACCGGGCACGCGCGTGATCTGGAAGGCAAGCGTGGCCAGGTCAGGCGGCACGATCAGCGTGTCGTAGTTGTATTGCGTGAAGTTGCCGTGATCGTCACGGGTCTTCTGCGCCTTGACATACGACACACCGAAGTTGGCCAGCGACAGCGCATTGGCGTCCAGGTTGTCCTGGTTGGTGGTGTACACGGCACCCTTATCGACGTGGTCATTGGCGAAGAAGGCCTTGCCATCGTAGCCAGCGCCGAAATTGGTAGTGGCATCGCCATCATTCAGGGCCTGGAAGGCTTGCTGGGAGATATGGCGCTGGAAGTTGTCGCCGGCCGCGCGGACCTTGCGGTCCAACTCACCGGTCTGATCATCCTGGACCGCATTGTGGGAGATGAAGACGGTGATGTCCCAGTCGAGCGGGGTCACAGTCAGTTTCTTCTCAATGAAGTCCTGGACCTGCATGCGGCCGCGGTTGCGCAGGGGCATGGGAGCGCCGCCCAGATCGACCAGGTCGATGCTCTTGGCGGTCATATCGATCGTGGCAGCGATCGGTGCGTAAGCCGGCACCGCAGGCGTGGCTGTGGTCAGGAAGCCTGTGCGGGCTGCGACCACGAGATGTTGAGGAACGTTCCCTGAAATCATGGCATCATCTCCTTATGCACCACTGCAGATCTGCGGTGTGGTGAGCTCGACATAGGCATAACCGTCCTCGACCTTGACCAGCTTGCCGATCTGCGGATTGTCCGCCGCGGTTTCGGACAGTGTGCCCGAGTCGGACATGTACACGGTCTTGCCGAGGTCGGCATTCGTGAACACGGTGGACTTGAAGCCAACGACTGTGGGGGCAACATAGACTTCGAGGAAGTTCCGGTCATCTTCCGGATCGCCCGCTGCGATGACTTTGCCTTCGGCGGCAATGCCGAGGCAGACGTCGGTGGCAGCGACCACGCGGGCATCGACGAACGGCATGGCGCTTTCGGGGTCGCTGGACAGATCAAGGATCATCGGCTGCCCTTTATAGATCGATACGGCATACGCGGTATCGACCGGGAAGCGCTCGGATACGGTCTCTCCCAGGAAGCGGAGAGGAGCATCAGCAGAAAGGTTGGTCATGTGATTACTCCTTCTCCTTCACGAACTCGACCAGGTTGTAGTTCTCGGCGGGCCCGAGTTCCGGATTTTGCGTAAAGAACTCGCCGATGGGTTTTCCTGCTTCGACCCACTGGCGGGCATACGGCTTGATGGCGGCCGGCAGCTGCGGCTTCTGGATGAAGCCCTGGCTGTCGAAGCCGTGCTCGGCGAAATCAATGGCTGAGCCGAGCGAATCTTCCAGGATCTTCTCAACGGCCTTGGCCTGCTTTTCGGGCAGAGAGAGCAGCAGGGCAACAATCTCGGCAGGTTTCACCTTCAGACCGAATGGCTTCTCGCGCGTGCCTCCGACAATTTTGGAGGCGAACTCGACCGCGCGCAGCTTACGCCTATCGGCCCTTATAGCTTCCTGCGCAATTTCCTGCGCACGCTTGCCCAGTTCCTCCACAGCGTCCGGCGTGTTCAGCAGCTCACGCAGGGTCGGGCTGGGGGCATTGTCATCGGCTGGCGCGGGCGGATCGGCCTGATGTTCAGCCGGTTTATTTTTCCCGACTGCCTCAAGAATGCCAGCCTTCAGATCTGCGAACATCTCTTCAAGTGTCTTGGGCATGTCAATCTCCTTCATAGTTTGGGATAACTCGACGGGCCGTAGCAGGATCTGGCCCGTTTCAAGGCGAGTGGCTGGCCAGTTGGTCAGCGACCCACCTAGAATCACTTTGTTAACTGGATCAGTAGAGGGGGAGAAGAAGCGGCGGATGTTCCCCTTGATCAGGTCGATCCCTTGCTGAGTCCAGTTGACCAGGAAACGGACAATGCTGCGAGCGCTATCGAGCTCGAGCCCCACGATCCAGCCGGCGCCGCCAGCGTGGTCGTGCCTGTCCTTGTCGATCGGGAGACCTACAATCTCGCCGCTCTCGGTGCGTGTGCTCTCGATGATCTTCTGGGTGTTCTCGATGTAGGCTTGCAGTTCATCGGCACTGAAGGTCACCTCTTCGCCGCTCATCGAAACGAAGGTCCCAGCAGCCAGGCCGTCGATGTACTTCAGCCCGATGGGCTCGACGAGCGTGTCTGCGGACAACTCGGTAAAGGAAAAGTTGGATTGCATAGTGACGTACTGCTGCTCGACTGGCTGCCAGCTGTCACGGGCATCAAAGACCACCTTGCCATCGGCATCGAAGCTGTAGTTGACCTTGAAAAGCTTTTCCCCTTCTTCGACGATCACGTAGCCGTCATAGACTTCTTTGACGTAACAGCCGGGCATCGGCTCAGCATAGATGCGATCAAAGGCGTCGTAGAACGCGCTTCGAACCGCCTGGACCTTCTGGTCCAGCGAGTCGTCGGACAGGTGAGCGGCACTCTTGATTGTGTCGATTAGGGATGTGAAGGCTGCATGCAGTTTGCTTTTCATGGGTTGCTCCGGAAAATGAAAAAGCCCGGACTCCGTAAAGGGAGTCCGAGCCAGTTTTGGTAAACAAGGATCGGGAAATATTCGGTTGAACTGACGAAATCTTAGCACAAATGGGCGATTTTTACAATACGTTGTAACCTTTCCATTTCGTTACGGCCGTAACGTCAGCCAGCCACTCCTGCGCAATGAGCGGCAGGTGGGGCAACTGAGCGCTCTTGTCGAAGAACTCCTAAGAAACAATTTCCAGAACCGTATCGTCTCCCAGTTCCCAGATCATCCTAATGGATGTAGACCTCCGAGCTTGTACTTAGCTAATTGGGTATCTCCCTGAAGCTTTGTCTATACCTCCTTAATAAATCTATTGACCAGTAGAAGTTTTATGATTATTATGTTTTCATAACGGTTGCCTCAAATAAAGGACAATTGAGCCAATTCTTCTGCTTGGGTACTTTTACAGGCAACTTACCCTAATCCTACGCCGTGACATCTTAATACAATCAGGGGCTTTATCCTGGTTGCAGACAAATTGAGGAGGATCAATGTTTGCATTCAAACCATGGACAGAGAGTGTCATCCGTGTCACATTGATGGTGGCGTTTGTATTCAGCGCGACAGGGCCCAGTGTGGTTGTTGCTCAAGGTAGGGCAGAATCAAGACCCACCATAATTTCCAATTCGCAAGCAATAAAAGAAGATGGTCATTCAATTCCGATGTTTGAACGACCTACGCCACGACATGAGGACCCTAATTCCGGCGATTTTGTGTCCCCAGACCATAATAGCACAAGTAACAATATAGAGCCTTCCTTATTGTTTGTTGAAAATGTGGGACAGTTTGATTCGCGCGCGAGATTCCAGGTGACAGGGGGTGAAGCGACAGTATTTTTGGAACCTGAGGTCATTTGGTTTAGCTATGTCGAACCTGCAACACCGGAGTCTAACTCCAAACTTTTCGACCCGGCCCAGTTGCAACAACCGCAAACTCAACGTAAAGGACTAAATTTGCGAGTTGAGTTTCCCGGCTCAAATCAACATGCCCAAATCACTCCATTTGATAGAGTGAGTACGCGCTTTTCATACTTTTCTGGCCAAAATGCTGCGGATTGGCAAAAGGATGTCCCGGTTTACCGAGGTGTGCGTTATATAGATTTTTACCCCGGTATTGATTTGGAATTAACCAGCCAAGGAGATCAATTGACTTGGCGGTTTGTGCTTACAGACCCTGTTCGATTTTACACAAAGAATAATGTAATTGCGAGTCAAGGCATTCGGGTCAAGCTTACGGGTCACAAAGAGATCGTCTTGGACCGGGAGAATATACAGATCACAACGGATATCGGCCAGTTCTACCTGCCAAACTTCATTTCTAACAGTAAACAGAAACTGTCCACTCGACTTACTGGCAATGAAATACAAATTACTATGCCAGAAAAGAATTCTTGGCACATTGAACCTGCTTTAAACCTTAACGCCGATAGAAGTAGCGTCAGTAAGCCTCTTTATGCCCCTGCATATTCAACCTTGCTGGATTCTGACACTCCGATTTTTAGTGTTGATGAAGCATTAATCTACTCGACTTATTTGGGTGGCGCCACATGGCAAGAAGGAATGGATATTGCAGTCGATAATAATGGAGCTGCCTATATAACTGGTTATGGTCAAGTCTTCTCTGTTCCGTCCGTGCCTGGCCTTTCTACCGTAGGAGGCGTCACAGATATTTTTGTAGCGAAATTCAACCCGGCTGGTAGTCAATTGGAGTATTTGTCATTCATCGGTGGGAGTGCCTATGATGATAGCCGGGGAGGAATCGCTGTCGATAGTTCGGGAAACGCATATGTAACAGGGATGACTGGATCAAATAATTTTCCGGTGACACCATCGGCGTATGATCCGACTTTCAACGGTGGCCCGGAGTCCGGGCAGGATACGTATATTTTTAAACTGGATGCGTCTGGCACCTCACTCGTTTATTCCACGTATATCGGAGGCAGTGGCAGTAATGAAACATCCAACGGTATTGCCGTTGATAATACTGGGACCGTCCTTATTGCAGGAAATACCGCCGGGACGAACACAAGCAACAACTTTCCCACGACGCCTGGTGCAATTCGGGGTAGTAATTTTGTCCAGGGCTGGGAAGGCTTTGTTCTCAAAATGAATCCTGATGGCCAAACACTCGTTTATTCAACCCTATTTGGGGGGCAAAAAGAAGACTACATCATGGGTATTGATATTGACAGTCTTGGCAATGGATATGTTACTGGTTTCACCTTTTCACAAGATCTTCCAACTACACCTGGGGCTTATGATCAGGTGATGAATTGTGTCGTTTGGTTTGGACAGTTGCAGTGTCGGTATGAGGCATTCATTACTAAAATTGGCGCCACAGGTAGTCTAATTTATAGTACCTATCTTGGTGGGTCAAGCAATGACCAAGGGCTTGGGATTAGTGTTGGAAGTGATGGGTCTGCATACGTTACCGGGACAACCACGACATGGTTTAACGGGAATACATACTTCAGGGATTTTCCCATTACGTCTCAAGCGTTCCAGAAGACTCTCAGTGATGAGGAGGGCGGATTCGTATCTCGATTATCACCCACTGGCGACAGCATACTCTATAGCACATATCTCGGAGGAAATGATAATGACTATATGGACGATATAGCTGTCGATGACAGTGGGTATATTTATGTACTGGGCGAGACATATTCTACGGTTTTCCCTATAGTGCTTGGGGCTTTCGATCGTGTAGGGGATTCTGACTTTAGCGACCTTTTTGTTTCGAAAATAGGACCCGCTGGTTCTCTGGTCTATGGTAGCTTTTTTGGTAGTCCCGATAATGGTGAAAATAATTATAAGGGTGCAGCGATCGACGAATCCGGGCATATCTATATTGCAGGAGCTACTTATTCTTCGACCTTCCCCACAACTGCTGGCAGTTTTTCAAATTCACATAGTGGAGCAGGTGATGCATTTGTTTCAAAACTTTCAACCAACCTTCCAGTGATCTATTCAGAGATGATCATGTCATCATGTAGTCCGGATTGCTTTATTAATCCTGCCACGTCGACTACGAATGCTTATTTTGGTGGACCTATCAATACTCAAACTGGGGCCTATGACTATTCCAAAATTGATCTATCGTTACCAACAACAGGGGGGGAGTTGTTCTTTCAACGGACATACTCTTCACAGGCGATCACAAAGCACGACCTCTTAGGGCCGGGCTGGACACACAATCATGATATTCGCCTCATATTTCCAAATGACCCGTTAGGTGTTGATGGTCAGGTTTTATTTAAAGCGCACACAGCCAATTTATATAAGTTTTATGATATGGGCGATGGTACATATAACCCTCATCCTGGATTAACGGCTTCCCTAACTCGAACATCAGTTTCACCTTTGCGTTATGAGGTCAAAGATACCACCGACTCGGTTTTCGTATTTGACGGAACGGGAAAATTGTTGACCTATTCGAATCTAGAAGGACAAACGTGGGATTACACTTATGAAACAAGTGGAAAGCTCGATCGCGTCATCGCAGATGGCGGCTCTACATTCCTGGATCTGGCATATGATCCACAAAACGGCCAGCTAACTTCTGTTAGCGACCAAACTGGACGCTCGGTATCCTATGAGTATGATCCGAATGGTAACCTGGAAATTGTTACCGATGTTTTGGGACAACCCTGGATGCATAAGTACGAAGACCAACCTCATTTGCTGACCAAAGTCGAGGCTCCCGGCGGTGTGACGGTCGAGAGAATTGAATATGAGCAGGGACGTGCCGTCCGCCAATACAACGGGGAGGGAAAATTGGTAGTGGAAATCACTCCGAACGCAGACGGAACCATCACCATCAAAGACGCCCTAACCAATGAGATTACGCATACCTATGATGAGCGCGGGACTCTCATAACTGATGCAAATGAAACCGGTGCAACACAAAAGAATGAATATGATTTTAATTTACGTCCGGGAATTATCACCGACCCTCTAAACAACCCCACTTTCTTGGATTGGAGTGACGATGGATCAAACCTCGAATATGTCAAGGATGCCTTGAATGGTGAGACATTTATTTATTATGAGAACACGAATAGCCCTACTAGTCCAACGAAAATCACTGACTCATTAGGCAACGATACAACTTATTCCTATGCAAACACGGACTTTCCGTCTTTGCCAACGAGGATCGAATATCCTTTGTCATTTGATAACGGGAATACTTTTGTCGGCACAGACTACGAATATTATCCTCCTTCAGCTGGAGCTTCCGCCGGAAAAGTGAAGCTTGTCACCGATGCACTGGGACATCAGACTCGTTACACATATACGCCCTCGGGACAGATAGAAACAGTAGCCGTTGCGTTTGAGACCACAAGTCCTCAAACAACCTCCTATTCTTATGACGAAGTGGGGAATCTGACGCAGATCACGGATCCTGAAGGACACATTACTGAAAATCAATATGATGCAGCCGGGCAGTTAAAGAAAACAATTCGCAATCCGCACCCGACCAATACCCAGAGAAATTATCAGGATCAATTTAATATCACAACTGATTATTTCTATGATGCGCGCGGCAATCAGATTGCTGTGGTGGATACGCTATGGACAATAACTCGTATCTATTACGACTTGGCGAATCGGCCAACCCGTGTTGTGCAGAATCTGGTGATCAATGCGACTCCTGCAACTTCGTACGCAGAAGTCGCGGCAGCAATTAATGCACCCACCGCGCCCACTTACGACCCGAATCATCCTGACTGGAATATCCGAACAGAAACTGTCTATGATGATGCCGGAAATGTGTCCGAAACACACGATACACTGGGTAATATTACCCAAAACTCCTACGACCAGGCCAACCGGCTTGTTCTTAGTATCCAAAACTTTGTTGGGACCGGGCAGTTCAATCCCGCTACTCCTGATCAGAACATTCGCACAGAATATGAGTACGATCTCAATGATAACCTGATTGCTAGAACAGACACGCTGGGTGTGATCACACGCACATACTACGATAAGCTGAATCGCCCATTTGCGGTGGTAGAGCACTTAACAGGCCAGGACATTTCGGTAGAAACCCCTCCGAGCCGTGGATCCAGCTCGAATATCCGCAGTGATACGTTTTATGATGCCAATGGAAATATCATCGCAACCCAGGATCCGAACGGCGTATGGACCCGCACATATTATGATGCCTTAAGCCGTCCCGTTGCTGTTGTAAAGAACCTGGTTGGCAAGCCCTATACTGATCCAACACTTCCCGATCCTCAACAGGGGGAATGTGGAACTGAAGATAATATCTGTTCCTTTACCTACTACGATGAAGCTGGCAAGGTAATTGCGACAGTAGACCCCAATGGTGTAGTTACCCGCACCTATTACGATTTGTGGAATCGGGCTGCTACCATTGTTAGGAATCTCGTTGGCCAGAGTATTTATGACCCCAACCCGCCTGCCTTTGGTAGCGGCAATCCGGATGAAAATGTGCGTACTGACTTTGGCCATAATGAGAATAACCAGATCGTCGACGTGATGGATCCATTCCAGCGCCAAACCCACTTTGATCTTGACCAATTGGGACAATTGACAAAAGAAACTGTCAATTACAGTAATGGCGGTACTCCGCAGAATTACAGGGACGCGTCGGGGAA